GTTTGTTCAGTGGGCATACACGCGAGGAGAGCTTTGCTTTCAGTTACAGTGTTGCCAAACGTTTATTCGAAGAAGTGAAAACTTCGACGATTAGTTGTATTGGTTTGTGAACTTACGGCGTGCGCCCAAAAGTCGGTGAATTGTCGTGGGATTACAAGGAATTGAAAGCACGACCCCTGGCGTTGTGTGACAGTGTTTTAAACTTGGTTTGCAGTGCTGTGAGCCAACCATTAACTGCTGCTTTTAACAGGTGTGCGCATTCTGAATTATTCATTGGTAAGAGTTTGAGTCAGGTTGATATTGAGTGATTATCTAATAATTTTGCGGATAAACCAGGGTGTATCTATTATAGTCCTGATTGAAGCTCCTATGATAATCATGTATATGAAGAGCTGATGGTTGTGGCGTTCATGATGTGGAAGCAGTGTTTCGGTCGTTCTTCAAAATGCAAGAATATTTTCTTTTTCTTGATCACATCCTTCATCGATAAGTTCGTAGTTTTGGACCCTGGATTCATCGTTAAGTTGATGAAGGGGATTCCCTCGGGTCATCCTTTTACTACATTGATTGGTTCAATGGTGAACTGGATAGTTTGGAGTACTATTTTCATGAAGTATTGTGAAAGAACAGGTGATACGCTAGATGATCGTTTTAAAGTTATAGTAAGTGGTGATGACAGTATGGTTAGGGTGCCAATGGATGTTGACGAAGATATTCTGATGGACTGTATTCGTGCTTCTGGATTAAAATGTGATACAATTGTTGGTCAAGGAACCGGCTTCTGAAGTGATGAGACAATGAAAGGGGCACACCTTCTTCGTCGATATATGCAGCGTGATTACACTTACTACTGGGATGACAAGCATATCTATAGTAAACTTATGTATCAGGAAGATGTTTGTCCAACGCTTGCTTCTCAAATTAGTCAAGTCGTAGATTATCTTGTGCAAATGCCTCATAATTCGCCGATATTGGATGTATTAACTGATTATTGCCGTTACTTGTATAGTGTTCTTTGTAGTGATGGGGGTGAGAAAGAACGTGAGTTCAGTGAATTATTGAGTGACACCATGTGTGGGTCTGTTAGGGAGAACTTGAGTACAAAACGATACATGAGGGCGTACACTGATAGCGAACCATCATGGATGCGGAGATTGAAGGGTCGAGGTGCGTATCTATTCAGTTCAAGTGTAGAGCTAAAGTTTAATTGCTATTTTAAACGTGGATTGAAGAGCGTACTGAAACGTCTTCGGCATGGGCTATCTCTGTCTGATATTAAATTGTTACGTAGAGAATTTAGTAGGGTCTGAGATGATCATCTTGGACATGTTTAGTTTAAATTTTTTAGTTGTTTTCCTTCGTTCCTTCTCGATGACGAACTAGGGCTTTAG